GATGTCTGGCTGAATCCGTTCACCGGCTTACGGGCGCGGGCATGGACGCGAGGGTGGGAAGAGGCGTCATAGGCGGACATCATGAGCGACGATGGCGATTGGGTGGAGATGAAACGCTTGGTGCTAGACCGTCTGGACCAGCAGCGACGGCAGCTTGATGATGTGAGTGACAGTGTCGTGAAAATCAACACCCAGTTGGCGATCATGTCTGACCGTGAAGACCGGGAGATGGCCGTAGCGAAGAGCGCCTCGATGAAAGTGGCGGGGGTGATGGGGACGCTAGTGTCAGCGGTCGTGGCCGGGTTATTGAGTGTATTCGGAGGCGAGTGATGGCCTATCCGATTCAGCTACAGATTTTCACCACGTTCATGGGCACCCAAGAGGGTATCCATTCCGTGGCGTTACCGGACATTTTCTCCTCATCCGGCTCGCGCAATCTCTGGATTGACAAGCTCGGGCGGGCGAAGAAGATTCTGGGCTATAGCAAGCAGAACTCGTCAGCGGTTACGACTAACACAGGCAGCAGTGCCACGCGCCTCACGGCACTCAGGGCGTATCGGAAGACGGTCGGAACAGACCCGAGGCAGGTGCTTGGGCTCTTTGACGACGGGAGTGATGAGGTAGAGCTGTGGTATAGCGCGAATGATGGGGAAACTTGGACCTTTATTCATGATTTTGGATCAGAGGAAGTCGGGATACGTCCAGATTTTGCCCAAGTAGATGACGTGCTCTACATCACACTCGGGAATGCCGAAGCCCCACGCACCTGGAATGGCTCGACGCTTGGCACGGCAGGACCGACGACACGGTCTCCAGCATTCAGCAACGTACAGGCAGGCACAACACTCGGGCAACTAAACGGCTCGTATACGTGGAAGCTTGTTAGCGTTGATGACACTGAAACGCGGGTTGCCGGGTCCACCACATCAGCCGTGGCACAGGTCCAGAACAAGCCTGTCACGCTCACATGGTCTGAAGATACAACATCGGGAATTGCCGGTTATGAGTTGTATCGAACAATCGGGACGGGCACGGCGTTTTATTTCGTTTCATTCGTCGCCGGAAGCGACACTACGACGTATGTCGATAACAACTCTGACTACGATATTGTCGGGAATCGTACGCTGGAAGAACATGGTGATGCGCCACCTGCGGGCACCTATTTCGTCGAGCCCCATAAACAGCGGCTCTGGTGGGGACGCACCAACGCCAATCCTCGTCGTGTGCAATGGTCAGACCCCGGACAGCCTGATCAAGTGGGGGCCAATAACTACCTCGACTTTACGGATGAGTCTCATGGATCAATCGGGGACGTCATTACCGGGCTCAGTGGGGATTACGACGGTATGTTGGTGGTGTTCCAAGAGCAAAGTATCTGGACCGTCTCCGGCACCGGACAAATCGCCAACAGCATTATGGATTGGCGACGGACTCGAACCAATGCCATAACCGGGACAGTGTCACATAACTCGGTCGTGACCGTACCCGCAGGCGCGATCTATACAGACACGTCCGGGAAGCAGGCATCGGTCGGCAAGAATGTCCTGGCCTATTTCACGCCGCTGGGAGACATCCGGCTCTTTGATGGCAACAATGACACCATTATCTCGACGGCGGTGAAGACGACCCTGTCACAGTTTGCGTACGCATACCGGAAGAAGGTCCACGCCATCCACGATATTGAGCGAGGGCATGTGATCTGGTTCTTCCCTGGTCCGGCGAAGGCGGCTGAAGATGCCCGTGAATGCACACAGGCGGTCGTCTGGAATTATCGGTGGGGCGTCTGGTATGAGTGGCCGGATATGCCGTTGGCGTCCGCTACCACGCTAGAAAACGCCGATGACGCACAGTTGATTCTGGCGGGAGAGTCACAGACCACCAAGGGCGGCTACTGCTACGAGTTTTTCACGGGGGATAGTTTTGATGGGTCCAATATCCCAGCCCGGTGGATGACCAAGATTCTTTACGGGCAGGATGGACAACAGCCCTTGATGGCCTTCTATAAGCGATGGCGCTGGTTGGACTTCATCGCCGAAGCGGACGCGGATGTCACGCTGACGGTCGAGTGGATGGCAGGGTCGGCCTCCGATGAGGCAGTGTCGCGAGGTGCAGCCGCACGGTCCCTCGTACCCGTGGGCCTCGCCCTGATTACAGCGGACGGGGGACGTATTGTGGCGACGGCGTCTGAGCGGTCGCCGATTGTGACGCATAACGAATCGACGCAACGCATCATCAAGATGCAGTCCACGAATGGGTATTACGTCGAGGATGTGGGACTCCGGGTGCGGATTAGCGATGACTCGACGGATGGGAGCTGGAGCTTGGAAGGCATGACGCTCGGCTATCAGACATTGCCGGGGGCATCACGGCGGATGCAAGGCTAATGGCACGCAGTCACGCGCCGCTCTTGATCCAGGCTCCCGATTTTGGGCGCATTCGGGATGAGTCTGGGTCATGGACCGAAGAGGCGATTCGGTCGTTGTATTTGTTTTCGGAGGATACGCGGCGACGGCTGATAGACGTGGAGCGGATGTTCGACTGGACGGAGGTGCCCTATGCGGCAGGGACATTCTCGGCGAACAGTGGCACCTGGACCGTGGCAGAAGCGGACCAGAAGCTCTATCGCTTTACGAAGGTGGGACGCACGGTGAGTGTGAACTTCTTCTTCGAGGACACCACGACGGGCTCGGGGATGGGGACACAGTTGCGAATCAAGATGCCGTTTGGGATGCAGGCCGCTGCGACGACCTACATGGGTCCGCTGATTGTGCGTGGCAGTGTGAATACTGAGGGCTATGTCACGACCGAGGGCACCGATACGTTGTATTGCTATCGGACGGACCATGCCGCATGGCCGTCAAGCATCACAGACAATCTCGACGTTCGAGGGGCATTAACATGTCAGGTCGTCGATTAAAGAAACGTCCGCCGTCAGTGCCGGTCACGCTGCGTGGCCCGACAGATGCCGACCAGGGGCATTTGCTGGAGTGGTATGAGCGCGACCGTAAGGGGTTAGAGCAGTTAATGGGCCTCGAGCTGCCCTCGAAAGAGGTCTTTGCCCAGCAATTCCAGCGCGTAATTGCGATGGTGCAGGAGTATACCGCCCGTCTCTTGATGGCCGAATTGAAGGATGAGACCATTGGATTGGTATTGGTTACAGAACTGCCAGAGAATCTCGAAGTGGGGCGTGTCCATATCTATGTGACACCACCCAAGCGGCGATATGCGTTGCGGGTTGCCGAGGCTGGCCTGGCGGAAGCGACAAAGATGGGAATGCAGCGAGTTGTTCAGACGGTACAGGCCGCAAATACGGGGGCAATTCGGATGACCGAGAAACTAGGATTTAAGCCATCACCGGTAAAAACCTATATCAAGGAGTTGCGCTAATGGGAATGGAGGCTGCGGCATTAGGGGCATTGTTTGGACCAGCGATTGGGTCGGCTGTTTCCGGGATCTTCGGGCAGCCAACAGGCGGCACAGGGGTACAGGGGTTCCAGGGAGGCAGTGCGTTGGGGCAGGCAGGAAATCTGTCAGGGCCGCCCGCACGGGAACAGCTCGAAGGCTCTTTTATTGGCGATGTGCTAGGGCAGCAGGAGTCCTTTCTTGGCACAGCGATGGGGAATCTTGCCAATCCAATTTCCTTGCCCGGCGCACGGGTTGAGCCGTTGCAGGGATATGGGGGAGGGGCGATGCCGATGCGGATTGGAGCGAACGCGATTGATCCTGCGTTTAGGCAGCCCCAACAGTTGGTACGTCCTGGGATGAACCTTGCAGGTCTAGACAGGTGGGATGTAAAGCGCCGTTCATAACAACCTGACGCAAGAGAGAACAGCTCATGATACGACGCCCTCCCCCGTATCCTTCGTACTCTCCGCGTGGGATTCCCAAGCATCGCTTTGGGTACATCCCACAAGAGCGTCCACCACTGCCTGATCCGCGAACATCTTCCTTTTGGCCTGCGCTTCAGTTGCTTGGGATTTCTCCAGGCTTTCAGATGGACCCAGGGGGGCATGTCAGTAGTCCTGGGCCTGGAACACACTCACCCCCCACGACTTGTGGCACCTGTTTTACCTGGAATGATAGTACGCAGCAGTGCGAGCCCATCGAAGGCTGCGAAGATGGCGGGAATATCATTACAAACGACGACGACACTGAAGGCCGTCAATGCACGGATCATGGCAGTGCTGTCTGGGATTCAGTAAGTAACCAATGTGAGTGCCCGGATCATCTCCCCATTAAGATTCGGGATCAGTCTGGGTATTGGGTCGATTGTGGCGAATCAGCCACGCCATCGTGTGAAGAAACACATGGCCCTGGCTATACGAGAATTGATGGCACCTGTGTGCCAGATCCTGGTGCCCCCTGCACGGGAGCGGACGACCCGCGCTTATCACGAGTCAATACGTGCGAGTCACAGGGCTATGCGTCTGCCAGCCCACCGCAGTACGTGAACAGAAATGGTGAGTGTGTAGAGGTAGGTTGCGACAAGACGGTCAAGGATAATGGCGGTCCTAGGTCGGAGAGTTACCCGTGTGCGAATGGAGACTTGAACACACGATACGCCAGTGGACGATGCCCAGAAGAGGAAGAGCATCCACCGGGTGCGCCCTTCGCGGGCGATCCCGACAGTGGGCCAGATGCACCACGTGGTCCTTACACTCCAGTCGGGACTGAAAACGAAGACCTATGCAGCGACCCTGCGTTTGCTCTCAATAATCCCACGATATGCGGAGGGCGTGGTCCAGGTGGCATGTCTGAGGACATGAAACGAAACGCTTGTAATGCTCGTGGGGGGCAGTGGCAGACAGATGCAGGGTTAGATATAAACCCAGCAATCCCCCAGGGACCAGGCGTCTGTATTGGCTACAACCCTAGATCATCTCAGGTATCTCAGAAGAAATGTCCAGATGGTCGGACCTATCCAAGGCAGCACCCAGGTGGCGTCTGCCCAGCACCAGAAATTGAAAGTCCTCGCTGGACTCCAGAACCGGAAATGCACGGCGAGCTATTCGGAGGATTTACAACCCCCGGTACGGGGGGGACCAGTGGTGCCAATCCAATAGTTGACGCTGTTAATGCGATAGCAAGTGGTGCGTCTTCCCGCGCATCGGCTACAGAGCCACCACAGAAAAAGGTCGATGTGCGGAGAAAACCGCTTAAGGCACAATCGCCAGCACCGAAGCCAGCACCGAAGCCAGCACCGAAGCCAGCACCGAAGCCAGCACCGAAGGTGCAGCGTAAGAAGTGGGGACCGTGTCCGAAACCGCCAGCGGCAAACAACACATGCCAGCGGGTCGGAAAGCCATCAGCTAAGGGTGGGAAGCAGTATTCATGGCGCGGCGATCATTGCGTAGAAGTGGGTTGCGGCTACTAGATACGAGGCAACGATGAGTACCACTAAGTCAGCGTGGAACACTACTGGTGTTCAGCCCAATCTAGAGGGCGGCTATGACAGCTGGCCTGGAACCACGACCTATGAGCCAGAGGGGGTGCCCGATCCGGTATGGACGGCACCCGCAAGCTCCTACCCCGCTGGAACCCCTGAATCCGAATATGAAGCGGCCATGACGGTGCCCGTGGGCACTGACCCGCTCTCGTTAGGCACGACAGGAGCCCTTGGAGGGATCTACGAGTCAGGCGGGCAGGGGGCTCTGGCGAATCAGGCGCAGGGATTGGTGTCGGGCCTGATTGGTACGGGTGGCGACGTTGGCGGATATGGCCCCCAGACAGCGGCAGGACAGGCAGGTCGCGCAGGGTTAACGAGCATGATCCTCGAAGGGGGATTGGACCCGAGTGATTTCCGTACTGAGTTAGGACAGAATGTCCAAGATCAGTTAGGCGGAGTGATCGCGGATCAAGGCTATATGGCGGCGAACCCGATGACAGCGCAAGTCCAAGGGGCGCTTGGGGGTGTCATTGGGCAACAGGGGCAGCGCCCCGCCCATGAGGCGACACAGCAGGCGCAGCAGCAGTATGACGCCTTGATGCAGCAGGGCGCAGTGCGTCCGCTCTCGGCATCTGAACGAGCGATGCTGCAACAGCTTGAGCAGACCATCGAATCAGGAGGGCAGTTAGACCAGAGCGCTCTCGCGCAGACCTCCGAACAGGCACTCCAGGATGTTATCCAGCAGGGCGGGACGTTACCCCAGAGCGATCTTGGTGTTCAGACTGGACAGCACATTGCCGACCTCTTGGCAAATCAAGGTCGATTGCCAGAAGACTTACAACGCGAGGCAATGCAACTGGAGGCAGCACGGTCGCCGTTGGATGTGATGCGTCGAGCGCAGATGGCACAGGGGGCGGCGGCTTTGGCCGACCGTGGCCTCGTGGGAAGTGGCGCAGGGCGTGAATATCTGGAGGGACTCGAAGAGCGCCTAGCCCCACAATACACGCAAGCAGCCCAACAGATTGCCGAACAGCGCCGTCAGGCAGAGGACCAACGCTATTCACAGGCCCTGGGTCTCGGCGCACAGCGTGCGGGGCACGTTGAAACTCTTGGTCAGCAAGGCTTCCAGAGTGCAATAGGGGAGGCTGGACGGCAGACAGCACAGCAGGAACAGCTCCAACAGCAAATCTTGCAGAGTGCATTGGGACAGGCCGGGCAGCAGACAGCGCAGCAGGAACA